GCAATTAATGAATCATCAGTCTCAACAGTACCGGCAGCGTTTCTTGCTTCTTCAGTAATTGAAGTAACAGGAATGCTTTGGAAACCTACTGAAGTATTACCGATAACGAATACGTCGTCAGCAGCAACAGTTGCGACCGCAATTTTATTTGCCTTAGCAACTTCAAAAGTTATTGTGTCGGTGTTAAAAGCAAGCGTATGAGTAATGTCTGTATTACCAGTTATCTTGTTTGTTGGAATGTTCCCTAAGGTAACTATAGTACCTTCGTAACTAGCTCCATCTACATATGCAACTTCTAATGAATTCCCCAATACTCCTGGGTATAAACCTTCGAAAGAACCAGCTGCTACGACAGCGTTGTTTGCATCGTATGTAGTTGCTTGTGCACGAGTTGCGCCGTTATCGACACGAGCTACATACAAAGCGTTTGAGTACGAAAGATAGTCTGCAGCTACAAAAAATGTTTCATAGTTATCTGCGTCAGGCGAACCATAACGAGAAACTAATTCATTTTCTGAAGAAAGCAAAACTGCTTCACCTACGGGACCCCATCTAAAAACCCCAGCTATTGCAGCAGGTGGCGTCGCGATGGCAGGAACCGATGCTGATGCGTCCACCTCTCGAACAATTACGGAAGGACTTACGGAAAAAGCCATATTATTCTCCTTTAATATTATTATCTAAAAAATATTTTTTTTAATTTATTTAGTTATCACAGTTTTATTTATAAAAAAAGTTAATCATACATTTCTTAATAAAACATACGATCATGCTCTGGGAATTCAATCCACCCTGCAGCGTCTGCTTGTGGGTCTCCATTATCTATAAATCCAAAAGGTAGTAGTTCGTCATCAAGCTGTTGTTCTGTTTTTTCTTTTAATTCTGCTAAAGTATTAATATCTGTTAGTTCTCTAAAGAACCTTTGGTCAGATAACCACGCAAATAATACTAAAGTCATTACAAGATCATCGTTTGATCCTGATTCTGCTTCATAACTGTTACCTTTTTTACTAAACCTTGATAACTCCTGTATTGTAGCGTAATCCTGTATTATTAACTGGTTTTGTTCAATTAATAGTTTCAGTATAGAACAACCTTTTGATTTTACGCTACGTGTTGTTCTTATTCCATGATCTGATCTCTTCCCTCCAAAATTCGATACCTGTTTACCGGCTCTGCCAGCATTTTCAGTAAAGAGAAGATTTTCATAGCCGTAGTCTAGTAAGAGTACATCGGAAACTTGTTCCCCGATATCGTTAATTTCAACTAACACGGCACTCTCATTGTACATCAGCCCTATTCTATATATAACAGAAGCAAAGTCAACCGGACTTATGGTATTATCCTTAAAGACACATACTTGTTTGTATGGCATCTCTGTTGTATCTATTATATTAAACGCAGAATAATCAAGCCCTTTACCTCTTGATACATCTACTATCATAACATATGAGTGTTCTGGTTGTACTACTTCATATTGTATTATGTGTTCGCTTTCAGCTATTGGCCTCGATGGTGCAAGTTCTTTGAGTTTTGCTCCACTTATTAGAGTACCTGAACTACCTAGAAATTGACAACAATATTCTTGGTTGAACTTTTCCATATCGAAGTCTAACGCTTCGAGTGTTTCTTCTTTCCATTGTTCATCCCTTCCTGGGACATCATGCCACATAACCTCGACATATTCATAACCGTTTGTACCTTCTTTAGCGCCTTTACAGGTTTTCCAAAAATGATTCAGTCCGTTGGGGGTGGAGGTCATTAACAATTTTGTTGTTTTACCAGATGATATCGTTGGATATACAGAAGCAAAGAATTCATCAAACCCTTCAATAAACGCAACCTCATCTAGATATAGGAATGATATTGACTTACCACGAATAGCAGAAGATGTTGTAGTACCTGCATAGATCTTACAACCATTCTCTAAAGTAATATTACCTTTGTTCCATTCTTCAATACCTTGCTGCATCCACTTAGGTAGTGCTTCATATGCTAGTTGTATACGGCCCAATACCTCTCTTGCAGCATCACCCTTGTTTGCCAATACGGCAACAGTTTTAAATTCATTAAATAGGATGTAGTGTAATATAACAGCTACTGCAGTGGTTGTTTTACCTGCCTGTCGTGATGTTAATACAGCAGCACGCCTTTCTGCGGTAATCTTTTCTACAATTTCTTTTTGGTAATCGTACATCTTCATAGGTATTAAGCCATGATCTACGTGTACAATTTTAATATAGTTTTCAGCAAAGTAAATTGGATCTTCCGCACACTTCATATACTCTTTAAGCATCTCAGGAGTAAATTCAATCTGCTCACCTATCTTTTTGAGATAGGAGTTACCTAAGTAACCTTTATCCATCAGGCTTTTCGCCTTTAATCATTTTAAGTAAATCAGAGGTAGAAACTATTAGATTGTTATTAGTAACTTGTGCTTGTTGTGAAGTATCTTCTTCTTTAGCATATCTACGCTTTGTTGACATCTCAACGTAATCTTTGTTTGCGTCAAGTAATGTTTTCATTAGAGTTGATACAACTTCAAACGCTCGAGGAGACTCTGACTGTTTTGCGATACTAGTCATTTCTCTAACTGCATCGTCTCCAAGATTAATAATGTTTTCGATATTCTTTTTCGCCAATTCTATATCTGCTAGATTTTCGTCAGCTAATTTTTCTATTGGAACTGGTGGTTGGAATACAGATTCTTGTGGTAGGTTCTTAACGTCGTCTACCATCTCACCTTCAACAACTTGAGGAATAGTCTTTTCAACAGTTTCATCAAGCGGTCTCATATTCAACGCTTGTGCAATGCTTTCATCACTCATTATGTTTCACTCCAATTCATATAGTATTATTTATCGCGCAAGCTTGCCTCAGCGAAGTACTACTAAATCTATGGTCTCTATTATTAAAAAATAAATCAATATCTCGTCTACGACAGATATCCTTTCCCGTAAAATCTTTATCTCTGTATTCATCACCTAATATTCTAACATGAATTGTATATAACTCAAGAATATCTTCTAGGTCTTGTTCTGTTGAATACGGAATGATTTCATCAACGTAACTTACAGCTTTAAGTTGACTATATCTCTCAACGATTGTTTGTATAGGTGGGTTCTTGTTATCTCTATCAAATGACGGATCCATTTGTAACCCAACGATTAAATATTCGCACTGTTCTTTTGCTTCTCTTAGCATCTGAACGTGACCTGCGTGTAGTAAATCAAAGCTACTACATGTAAAACCTATTCTCATAATATATCTCCTAGCGTATCAGTTCTTAACTTGGCGCCGTATCACTTATTGTTTCAGCATAATCCCAGTTATCATCAAAATCAATCAAACTATAGTCAATTGATATACTTGCATCTGTTGTTGGTGCACTGTTTGCGTCAACACCCGGCTGTACTGTTTGGAATTCTTCAAACTCTGTATCAGTTGGTGTATCAGTTGCCAAACGCATATCCATGAATTTAATAACTTTCTTATCTTTTTCTGGACCAAAGAACCAACCTTTCATTGTGAAGTCTAATTGATATACGATAGCTCTTCTTGTTTCAAAGCCACCTTCGTAAATATCTTCTGATGATACATTGTTTAATATTAACGGTATATCAAGTGGTTCCAATTCAGGAATCATTCTTACAGTACTTGTATAATCTGGATTGAAGAATGGTAAAACTTGTTCTAACAATTTAACGGCGTCTTCGTTATATTTCGCCATTATGTATAATGAGAATCCCATATTGTATGGAGTTCCTGCATATACGAATCTTCTATTACCACCTTGTACATCGGCAGTAGTTTTTCTTACTCTTCTTGTAGGCGAAACTTTTCTTTCAGCATCATACTCAAAACTAGTTAGTTCAAAGGACATGCGAGGTAACGCAATTGCGAAAGGCCTTCCACCTATTGTATTGCCAGCGGCATCTTGTGCTGCACCGGCTTGTAGTCCAGGGTCTTGGTCAAGTCGAGCCAATACTTTTTGATAAGGAGCATACGATATAGGCACAATTTGTCTTTGGTTCAATGTACCGTCAGTTGATGTTCTTCTTACTTCTAACTGATTAAAGTATGTACCAAATAAAGCTACGTACTTACGAATAGATTGATTATAAAAATAATTTGCGATGGCCATTAGTAGTCACCTATTGTAATATTTTCACTGAATGGATCTACTTCTGAAAAGTCAAGAATACCATCAGCTTCAATTTCGAAGTCATAGTTGCGAGCCAAGTCGTCAGTAGTAGATATTGCGTTTAGAGTTGCAGTATTAGAAACCAAGATATCAGTATTATAGGCAGCAAAGTAATTATCAATAGTATCACGACCTGTATTAAATCGCTGATTACTATATTCTAATAATTCGCATGTCATGTCATATATCTGAGTCTTACCCATTTGATAGAATACACTTTCATGTTCAACATACGTTATCTCAAACATCTTTTCGTTTAATGGGAAGTAAATTAAATCGCCTTCTCTTGGACGAATAATACTAGTAGCATCTCTAGTTACGTGTCTCTCAAAAGTTCGATTAGCAACTGACAGAGTTAACTGATCACGGATCTCTAATCCAAACTTAGAAAGGAAATCCCCATCTCCTTCAAAACCTTCCATGTTCTTAACATAGGTTTCAAACTCAAAAGTTTCATCGTATGATGGGAAGTCATCTTCATTAAAAATATTATCACGACCTTTAATTGCCTTGGTAATATAAATGACATCTACACCATACTGCTTGATTGATTCAATTACTAAATCATCAATTAGTTCTTGCTCTGAAACTCTAGAGTAATTGTTGAAGAATGTATTAGTAGCCATACTTTATCCAATATAGTTATATGAAAGAGGTTGTAAGTTATTCACTGCGTCTTCTTCCATAGCCTTTCTTTCTTCTCTACCATCTGCGAGTATCTGTTCCCCGTTAAATTGAACTCCACCAACTAATGACATTCCTGTAAACTTAGTTAAGTTATTACCCCATTGCTCTTTAATTAAAGCTGAGGTATAATTCTGTAACCAACGATCTGTCCATACATCAGAGTAACTTGCTGGATCTACTACATCATAAGCTTCAATAATAATATATTCGCCTACACCTAGTGATCCTTTATCAACATCAAGAAATAGTTTATTCACATGTTTGTTATATCTTATCATAGGTTTGCCAACAAGCATTTCTTGCATAAACTCCATGTGAGTCATTGCCATGAAATAGTTACTTACATTATAACCTGTGATATCTTCGAGATTGTTTAGTACAAACTGATATTGTACATTAAAGATTCCTGACCCAGCAGATATACTTGACTGTAGATTAAATATACCAGAAACTCCAAGGAGTTGAGGTGGCAGAGTTACATAACCGTTATCTTTATCAGTTTGAGTAATTTGGTGTTTAAGATAAACTAACTGACTTCCGTTATAGTGATAGTCTCTCCAAAAATCAACAGCTTCATCAATACGATCGTCTATCTGTTCATCAGAAACATTAATGTCTATCACTGGAGCACCGAGTTTTCTCATTACCCAATCTTTAAAAGTTGCTCTTGAATTTGGTTGTGCCATTTCTATGTCTCTTTATAATTGATTATGGTTCTTGATCAGCGCTTAAAAATATGCTTGCTGTTTGTAATACTACACCAGAGGACGCGAGTCTAATAGCAACAGAACCGGTTCTAGTGTTTGAGCCTCCAGCATTTGCGGTGTCACTAACACTCCAAGATCTATTACTACTCAGTGCCATCCATGTTTGGTTAGCATAGTCTCCGCCAATGGTTCCGCCACCACTTAGATTATCACTAAGCGACATACTTACTTCGTAATCACTAGCAGAACCAGATACTAACCATGTACCTGAACCACCACCTGTCGAGGGATTTCCATTCGAGCCTGATGTATCCCATGTTCCGTTAGCGTTAAGGTTATAGAACGAATCGCAATCGCCACTGAGGCCGTTGCTTACGCTATATACAGAAACACCAGTTAAAGAAACAGCGCTGCTGCCAGTACCAGTGCCAGATCCTGCAGCTACTGAACCTGAGTTACTAAAAATAGTTAAAACGTGTGGAAGTGCCATTATGCTGTACCTATGTATCTGAGTTGATAATAACCGGTTGCTGATATAGTTGAAGGTGCTCCGCCGCCAGCAACATATCCTATTTCAACTTTTACTACTCCCGATATATCACCGTAGCTATTGGGATTATTTGAATTATACCACAGAAATCCACGAGTGGTATTTAGGGATAACCAAACATCAAAGTTCGAGCTAAGAGACTGCGTCGGAGCAGTACCTGATTGGTCTGTGAATCTTATATACCACGTATTAGAAGGATTAACTCCGGTATTAAACGTTGGTGTAATATTATTCCAAGTTGTTGTTGAGTGTAAAGCTTCTCCGCTACCATTACTATTGTTTGGCGAGTTGTATTTGTATACATTCCCATCAGCCTTAAATCTCCAACCTGCTTCCATTGGAG